TGCTGGTCACTATGTCTTTAGCAAATGTCTTGTGCCGTCGGACCCACCTTGGGCGGCACTTGCGGAAAACAACAGGCGAAAGTCTGATGTTTATCGGGAAATCAAAATACAAAAATCTTTAGAAAGGGCGGGATACCCTCACCCGCGATAAAAATGAAGCTTATTAATTTTACACTGAGCAGATGCGGATGTTTTCCCGAGTCCGCAAACGCTTTTTTGAGGTGACGAGATGAAGAAACTGAGTGAAAAAGAACGAAAAACGCATCACATCCAGATGATTATGGACGATGCAGACCATGAAAAATTCTTGGATGTGATGCAAAGCTCAAACCTGAGCGTATCAAGCACAATGCGGAATGTTTTTTACAGCTTTTATGCGGATTGGAAAGAAAAGAGCGAATTGGAGAAAAAAGAATTATGGCAAAAGTAGAAATGGAACGCTTGCTTCCTGCTGGTGTCTGCCCGATGGGAGACGTAGAAGTGAAGTATTACAAGCGTGGTAATCGCTTGTGGTTTGATAAAAAAGGTATCGAGCTTGTTTTGACTGGTAAAAATCAACACAATCTACTTGGTCAGTATAAAGATCCAAAGAATCACATGCGGATATTTGATACACAGAAAAATGAGGCGGTTGAGATCATCAGCAAGACAGGTGTTAACAACTACCTGAAAAAAGCGTGGAGCGTCAAAGAAGAAAACCGACATACTTTTTATGCCGGAATCAAGAGCATTGAAACGAAACGCGAATCGAAAATTACTGAACCGCTCCAAATGCCTTTGACTGAAGCCACAGAGGAAGAAAAACCGCAGGAACAGGAATCAGGTTTTACTATCATCATCGAAAAGAAGGGTGAACGTGTTGAAGTAGTCCATAGACAGATTGAGCCGAGTGAAATCGTGAAAGTTTTGCTTGGTATCGCACAGGAAATGATAAACGGAAATTACCAGACAGAGGAAAATAAAAATGACTGAATTGGAAGGTTTTGAAATTTTTGCTCCGAATAAAGAAAAACCGTTGTTCATTTGTACGGGTGAAAAAGCTGTGAGAATTTGTGCTGATGCTTATAAAGCTCTTGGTAAGCCACAATACGTTAACGTTTTTCTTGATGATGTAAAGAAAAGAATCTTGGTCAAGGTATCTGACAAGAACTTTGATAACGCGTTGAAAGTCGTAAAGCATTCTGGCGGTATGAATATGACGATATGTTACAAAGACCTTGCAAAAAAAGTGTCGGGTATGTACGGCAAAGGAAATCGGGTCTATGGTCATATAGTTGGTGAAGACATGATTGTATTTGACAGGAGTACGGAATGAATAGCACAGTAGAGCATCCGAATCATTACGCAACTGGGAAGTACGAATGTCTCGAAGTTAAATATAAAGAAATACCCGGCTATCCAAATTATTTAGCTTGCTCAAACGGGACTATATGGAGTAAGAAAACTAATAGGATTCTTAAAAGTTCTATTGATCCCAAAACTGGATACCATAGAGTTTCTGTAACAAACGACGGGGGTGTTAGTAAAACTTGTTATATTCACAGATTAATAGCAATAGCTTTTTTGGCAAACAATGAGCAATTACCGCAAGTAAATCATAAAAATGAAAACAAATCAGATAATTCTGTGAAAAATTTAGAGTGGTGTACAGCAAAATACAATTCAAATTATGGAACGAAAAACGATAGAGTTAAAGCAAGTTACGGGATTGAACGGATGCGGAAAAATATTAGATTAGCTTCAAAAAATCTAAAGAAACAAGTTGAATGCTTAGAAACAGGGATAATTTATGATTCTATTAGCCAAGCATCAATATCAGTAACAGGTAAAAGGCATAAAAATAATGGTTCTAACATAACTCGATCTTGTAAAGATGGAAATAAAGCATATGGATATCATTGGAAATATGTGTATGAATGATAGCGTGCAAAATATTTCAGAGAGGTGAGTAAATGAAAGAAATAGAAGGAAGTAGTATAGTTGAACATCCTGCTCATTATGTAAGTGGTAAGTATGAGTGTATATCAGTCATGAAGGAAGTCTTCGGAATTGAAGCCGTGAAGCATTTCTGTCTTCTCAATGCGTTCAAATATCTATGGAGAGCAGATAAGAAAAATGGCTCTGAAGACATTGAAAAAGCCGCATATTACCTGAATTACATGAAAGGATTGGAATGAGTGTGATGAGTGATTTGATTAGCCGACAGGATGCTTTGGATGCACTGAAAGAATATGAAGTTGTAGAGTCTGATAATTTTACAAAAACAGACCTAATAACTATGATGACTGTTGGTACGATTGCCAACTGTATTGAAGCGATTGTAGACTTGCCATCCGCAGAGCCAGAGCGAAAGAAAGGGGAGTGGATAAAAGTAGGACATTGGGGAAGGTCTTACAAGTGCAATCAATGCGGAAATTATCTCGATTTTGATGGAGTAAATGCAGGGCGCGGGGATGTGAATTTCTGCCCCAATTGTGGTGCGGACATGAAAGGATTGGAATGATGACATTGAAAGAAATCAAACCTACTGGCCCGAATTACCACAAACCAATTGAAGAGCTGATTGAGGACTTAGGTCATGCAGAACCCGCTAATCAGATCGGTGACGTAATAATCACTGTTGAAGACCTGACCGATGCGCTCCACTACCTGCAAACCTATCAGAGAATCGAAGACGAATACGAGGAATTGAAAGACTGGTGGGCAGAAGAACATGTGGAAAATGTTGCCTTGTCTTGGGATGAGTTGAAGCAGATGGAAGGAAAGCCTGTTTGGGTGGAAACATCAGATTCTTTCAATCGTCGCAGATGGATGTTTGTCGGTGAATGGTTTGATGATGATGAAATGCGTTTATTTGATATAGGAAATGATTATCCAGATTATGTAAGTAAAAATGGTTACGAATCTGGAACATGGCAAGCCTACCAAAAGGAGCGGGAATGAACGGCATTCGAAGGGGAGATGAAGTGATTTATATTACGCATCTGCAAGGCTATAAGAAACCTGTTCTTATGATAGGAAATCGTAATGTAGTTCAGAAAATTGCATCATTTGACAGCGAAGATTTTGCAGAAGCGTTTTCTGAAATGCTGAATCGTTGGTTTGGAATTGAGAAGGAAGAGCAGAAATGAGTGATATTACATTTTACGTACCAGAAAAAGAAACAATACCGACTGCTTTAAGGCTCTATGTTGGGAACACTTTTGTTACATACGAAAGGATTGTTAGTGGTTTTAGCTTTGAAATAAGCACAGATGATGAACAAAAAGCATTGAGCATTGCAAATGAAATTGTCGAACGGATAATACAAGAACATGACGAAAGTGAACATGGTGTTACTTGGCGTACTGTTTCACTTGAAATAGATAATAGTACCAATACATTCGGTCTCTATACAGTTGTTTTATGGAAATATCGCATTCGTGATGCTTACTAAGAAAGGAGCTGATAATGTCGCCGGATGAAATGAATGTAAGTGATATGTTTTTGATGAATGAAAATGGTGAGACTGTGAAAATCACAGGGTTTGCAGAAATGCAGACGGCTGAAGTCAAGATGGACCCGAGGATTGACCTCAAAGAATTGTATCTGCACCAAAGTGAATACGAAGGAACGATTGAGCTGACACCTGAGAGCGCGGAGCAATTGGCGGAGCTACAGAAGAAGTGCGATGCAGAAATGATTGCAAACCTGCAACAGCAGATAAAGGCTGTTGACGCTGTGATTACTGCTATGCAATATTGCCAACTACCATCTGAGAATTGTACTAAAGAATGTCCGTATTACGGTGATTCTCGTTGTATCGACTTCATGATGAAAGACGCGATTGCAATTGCAGAAGCTTACAAAAATGTTGTCGAAAGCGGGTTACAGATGATGGAGAATCGAAAATGAGCAAGCCAAAAAAAGAAACGAAAAAGGCACTGATTGTTACTGATAAGCAGTTGCAGACAATTAAGGATGCCTGTGAGTTATATGGTCGCATCCAGATCGGGCAGTTCAGGGAATTCGCCGAAATCGTGACTCAAACGGGTTTCTGCGGATGGCAACTGAGAGTTCATCCTGATCGTAATAAAGACGAAACGGATGAGCGGTATAAAGCCAGATGTGGAAAACTGGAAGAAAAAGACCGTCTTGTTTGCAAAGCTCTTGTCGGAGCAATCAATGGCATTTACCGTGAAATTTATAACTGGAGTGTCAAAGACAGAACGAATGAATCAAGTGTAGCCCTTGATTTATGGGGATTTATCGATGGTAGACGAGATGATGATTTTCATATGGGAAGCGAACCATTACCAAAATTGTTAGAGTTGGATGGTGATACATGGAAAGAAATGAAGAAATAATAAAAAGATTCTCGCCAAAAAATAGAAAAATAATTTCAATGGTTTTAGACGGAGATGACTATAAAACTGTTAGTATAAAAGTCGGCGTTGATGTAGGCATTGTTAGGAATACTATATATAGATACAGACATCTTTGTCAAAATCCGTTCTGGGTTATGCCTAAAGATAAAAAGAATAAGCGAATATATAAAATATGGTACAAGATGAAATCTCGTTGTGAAAACCCAAACGATATTGCATATCGAAAATATGGGGCTAAAGGAATTAGTTACTGCGAAGAGTGGAAAGATTACTCACAATTTAAAGAATGGGCGTTGAACAATGGTTATGAAGATGATTTAACCATAGATCGAATAGATTCAAAGCAAAACTATACACCGAAAAATTGTAGATGGGTAAATTACGAAACACAAAACAATAATAGAGGCGATTATAACGTAAGACTTTCTCTTCGTGGTGAAACGCACACAATAGCTGAATGGGCAAAGATAGCGAACCTTACTGCTCATATTATTCATATGAGGTTGAAAAAAGGAATGTCTGTAGAAGAAGCATTAACATTACCATCTACAAGAACAAATTTAGGTGGTTTAGGAAATGACAACATTACTGATAAAAGAACATTGCCAGAGGTGTATATATCTGAACATGAAAACGGATTGTTGTATAAAGAAATTGCAAAAAAATATGGAGTGACAACAGCCGCTGTCACGTCAGCAATCTATCATTACAGACATAAGCTTGACGGTAGACGCGAGGATGGCTTTCATATGGGCAGTGAACCGCTTGTGCAGGTGAAAGATTGGGAGGAAGAATGATCGTCAATGTTTTAGGTGAAAAATACAAGATCGTCGAAGAGGAAAATCTTAAAAGCGAAGATGCAAATGGGTTATGTGAATTTTTTACGAAAGAAATTCATCTGCGAAAATTGGTGGAAGAAAAAGATACTTTCGACAATCTCGAAGCCTATAAAAAA